AAAAGCCCTTAATTGAATATGTGCCAGTAATGCAGAAGGGCGAACAAGCGCCTGTTGTTACTCAATGGGACATGAATCGGGTGGAGCAAAATGGGCTTTTGAAAATTGATTTCCTAGGTTTACGGAATTTAGGTGTAGTTGATATGGCAGAAAAGCTTATTAATGAGCGCCACGGGATAGATGTCGACTGCTATAATCTCCCATTAGATGACGACGCAGTGTACAAGTATCTTAGCGGTGGAAATTCTATGGGAATATTCCAGGTAGAGTCAAGGGGCATGCGCGATATGATGCTCTCTATGAGGCCGGATAGGATTGAGGACATCATGGCGCTCATATCACTTTATCGTCCTGGCCCACTTGGTTCTGGTATGGATAAAATATATATAGACAGAAAACATGGGCGCAAAAGCGCCGAGGTTCCACACCCAAAACTAGAAGACGTATTACAGAAGTCTCGTGGCGTCATGCTTTATCAAGAAGACGTAATCAATGTGGCTAGAGTATTGGCCGGCTTTAGTGCTTCTGAGGCTGATGACCTTAGGAAAGTTATTGGCAAAAAGCAAATGGACAAGGTCCACCTTTTGAGGGAGAAGTTTGTCGAAGGCTGTAAGAAGCACAGTGGTGTAAATGAAAATTTAGCGAATAAAATATATTCAGATATAGAATACTTCGCTGGTTACGGCTTCAATAAAGCCCACGCCGCATCGTATGCCGTTCTTTCCTATATTACGGCTTGGCTAAAATGTTTCTTCCCTATGGAGTATATGACGGCATTATTGACTTCTGTGGCTACGAATAAAGATAAGCTTTCGCCGTACCTTAATGAATGCAGAAAAATGGATATTAAAGTCCTTCCCCCGTCAATGAAGGACTCATCCTCTGATTTTACTATATCGGATGAAGATGAAATAATTTTTGGCTTTTCTGCAATTGATGGAATTGGCGACTCAAAAATACATGAAATTCTTGCCAATAGAGGCTCTACTAACATATGGGAATTCTTAAGGAATTGTGAATCCGGAGTAATAAATAAGGCCACACTTGAGCATTTGATAAAATCGGGTGCTTTTGATGAATTGTCCCCAGAAAGTAAAAGCGTAAACAGGTCTGACAAGCTTGATCTTTTAGAAATGGAAAAAGATGAGCTTGGTCTTTATGTGACTGACCACCCACTGTTGGAAGTTTGGGATTTTATTTTACCAAAAGTTTCGTGCGATATAGAGAGTTTAAAAACCATATCTGATGGGGAATTAGTTAAGATAGGCGGAATTGTAGCCAAAAAGCAGTCTATTATGACTAAGGCAAATAAGCAAATGTACAGGCTTCAGATAGACGACGTAACGAGTAGCACTGAAGTTATAGTATTTCCCAAATACGCGCAAAAAGTGGTAGAAGCAAATATAGAATCAGGCTCGCTGGTTGTACTGAGCGGTAATGTAGCTTTTGAGGGTGATGAGGAAAATTTAATAGTTAAAATTTTATTATCTGATATAGAAAAGTTAGACATTTCATTACTTCATGGGGGGAAGCCAATTAGGTTATCGGTTCGAGAAAAACCACATTATGGCCAAATAGTCAAAATAAGTGATATAATCAATAATGTGTCAGGAGACTGTCCAGTGTACCTTGAGTTCCCTGATGGCAACAATCTTATGACTATGAAGTTCAAAGGGTCTACTTCGTCGAGCATAGAGGAAGATCTTAAGAAAATTATACAAATATTTGAATTTGAAATGGAGAATTGATGGAATATTTGGCCCCAAAGGGTACCTATAGGGATCCATTTACTCGGCACTGCTGGAAAACTTGTGGGTCGTGCGGGAGGTGCGAGAATAAAGGCAGTAGATCTCAATGTAACGGCTGTAGCGGTAGGGTTGATGAGTTAGGGCAAAAAGTTCCACATATTGACGACAGGTGCAGGTGTACCGAAGGTATTCTCCAGCTTGTAAATAAAGATGGGAAAATGTTTCAGGTTAGAATGCCGCGCAATCCTTTTGCCGGAACTGTAACTCATGAAGCAAAAAGTCAAGATGAACAAGACTACGAAGCCTACCTTAATGAACAAAGAGAAAAGTTTGACAACCCAAACTGGGATGCCGTAACTTTTGATGATGGTGGCAGTGTCCAGGATTGGTCTAACTCAAGGCGAGGGTGATAATGATAAAAAATGTCTATGAAAATGGCGACTCAATAATTGAGGTTAGAGTCCATAAGGATGGCTATGTAGACTACTGGGTTCAGGTTGGTCAAGCTGGACTAATTCTTGATAGCGACAATATCCTCGACTTAACGCAACTGCTAAATGCTGTGTGTACAGAGCTGTTGGGAGAATTATGAATTTAGAAGATGATTTTATGGAAATTGGGAATACTGGCTTGATACCTATTGGTGAAGGTTTGTTTTGGGACAAGAAAACAAATTCAATAGTAGAACTAAAAAAGGAGGACGAAGATGACGCAGAAGAAGATGCCAAAAGAAGTTAAAATAGGTCCATATAAATTTCAGATCAAAAATGATAAACCATCAATGGACTCCGCCAGGGTCAGGTTCGAATCAATTGAAGCTATTGGGTTTACGTCAACTCATGAACAGTGTATTTATGTTGATCCAGATTTAGGCGATGACATGCGAGCTGAAACACTTTTGCATGAAATTATACATGGCATTTGCGAGGCTACAGGCATCTCTACTTCTTTCGACGAAAAAGAAGAAGAAACATTTATCGCAACAGTTACACCATTGCTATTAGATGTCTTGCGTAGCAATAGTGAAGTAGTCGACTATATGTTAGGTTTAGAATAATTATGACAGTTAAGCTATTAGATGAATTAAGCGATTTTGAGAAGTTATCCTTAATACCGATAAGTTACTCTAGGTTAAATACTCTTGATATGTGTGAAGCAAAGTATTTTTTTTCATATATCCTCAAAGAACCCCAAGCATTTGGACACGCCGCAACGTTGGGCAACATATTGCATAAAGTCTTAGAGGAAAAATTAGAACCAAACAAAACCATAAGCAAAGACGACTTAGAGACGTTTATCTCGGAATACCATAGTCAAATCCCTTCTTACGATCCAAAATCTGAAATACCGGATAATTTCCTTGTCGACGGGGAAAATATGATAACCGAGTTTATCGACCGCCATGACGGAGAATCTTTCAGTATCGAGTACAAAGAAAAAGGGTTTAGCATAGTTATAGGCAATGCCTTAGTCAATGGGTATATTGATAGGGTCGACATAGTTGGTGACACTCTTTACATTACTGATTATAAGTCTGGAAAACGTGAAGAATCCCAAAAGAAAATACCATTTAATGTCCAGTTGGGCATATACGCCCTTGCTATGAAGCGGGAATATCCAGATAAACAAATTCATGCGTCACTTTATTATCTTCGCTCCGGAAAGCAAAAAGGCCACCTCTATACAGACGATGACCTTAATGCTATTGAGTTATTGATTATGGAACTTGTTAATAAATTGATTAATAAGAATAACTTCTCTTATACGCCAAACTCTTTTATATGCTCATTTTGCGATTACGCAAAGAATGGGGTATGCTCAGTTGGTGCTAAGAGGGCGCGACATTAAAAGGTTGCGCCCTCTAGGTTTACGTTTGCCATAACCTCTAAGGGGTCAATGTCGATATGGGAAAGCTCATATGCTTGCCCTGCGGGGACACCGTAATCAACGAGGTCGCAAAAAACGTTATCGGTTACTATCTGGATGAGTTGTTCATTTACTGTATTCATGTCGCTTATTTTAGCACTCTTTCTTATGTGTTGCAACTTTTTTGATTTTTTTTCTTAATTAGTGTAAAATTATCTTTTACGGAGGTTTAGATGACTGCATCTTGGTCACCCATAGAGGATACGTTTCTCATAGAAAACGCTCACCGCATGTCTTATGAAGAGCTGTCATTATATCTGGATAAGACGCAGAATGCAATTAGGGAGAGAAGTATTATCCTAGATTGCGTATCATCGGTCTCGGGAGCCAAAAGCGTACACAAAGTCTGTGCTTACGCAGAATGTAGGAGAATTTTTAAAGTTAAAAAATCGGAGTACTTTAAAAATAATAAGATATTTTGTTCAGACGAATGCAAAAGTTTTTATGATGCACTTTTTTACCCAACTAAAGAAGAAATTGAAAAACAAATTACTGAGGGTAAAAGTTTTCAGGAAATATCCCAAAAGTTTAAAATGCCCCAAGGCGCTATGTATGAATGCTATTTGCGTTATGGTTTAAACGGACGTCCTAAAGATTTGGAAAAAATCTTATTGTTAAACCAACAAAAATCTAAGGTAGAAAAAAGAAATACAGCACTAAATCAATCTGGCAGGTTTCCTATGACTAAGTTTAGGGGTGGCTATAAACCTTACCTTGGCGTCTCCGTAAGGAGCGGCTGGGAGAATAATGTTCTCTTATGGCTTAATCACCAGAGGATAAAATGGGATTATGAACCTGAGGTCTTTTACTTCAATGAAGTAAAGCGCGGAACTAAAGGTTATACACCTGATATATGGTTGAAGAAAGAAAAAATATGGATAGAAGTTAAAGGCTATCTATCGTCTGTTGATAAAACAAAAACAAAAAGATTCAAAAAATACTACCCAGATCAATTTAAAAACCTGCATGTTATAACTAAAAATGATAAAGTAGAAAGTACAAAGTTTTTTCAAGATATGGGCGTACCAGTGTATGCTTTTTATGATGACATAAACGAAGGATTTAATCATTTACCAAATTGGATACACTAAGGAACCTATGCCTAAAGCTAAGTCTAAACCAAAAAAAGATATTTCAAATCAATACTATACGCTGACAGAAGACGAGATACAAGACCTCATTTCTAAGGCTAAAGATGGCGTATCTAGCGCTCAAATGGAGCTTCTAAAGATATTTGAGCCTTTCCTGAGTAAATATGTAACGCTATTGCACTATGGTAAGTATAAACTTTCTGATTATGATATACGTCAGTTTATAAACCTTTTCGTACCAGATAAAATGGTTGGCTTTTACCTAAAGCGCAATAAGCTTAATTCTGTGGGGCTTTCTAAGGTCCAGGAAACCGTACAGGGAATTAGATATATGGTGGAACGCTATGGCGACGAGGAGGATACAAGGCAGACTGTTCACCTTGCATTTCTTCAATGCCTAATGAATTATAAGAGGACAGAGTCTAAAGCTGGAGGTTATGTTCCTTTTAGCGGGTATATTTATAGTTATTTTTATTTTATTTTAAGTAAACATGTTAAGACATTCCTAATTGATCAGCTTGGTAGAAAAACTTTTCCCTTAATCAGTGATGAGGATTTTGGCGAAACAGAATCTGACGAAAAGCCTCAAGGGTTTACTGCCCCACCTGAACCTTCGGTGGAGGACTTACTAGGGCCTGAGATAATTGACGAATTTTGGGTAGCTGGTGATACGGTTATCTTCCCTTTCGATAGAATCACTATGCAAGAACGGCAACTTTTAAAGTGGAGATTTGTTGATGGTTACAAATCGAGCGAAATAGCACAAAGAATAACTGAACACCCTAATACCGTAAGGGAACATTTTAATAAAATAAGACTTAAATTAATGGATGCACTAATGGAGAGCGAACTCTCTTAAGTCCTAAGAAAGTGGATTAAAAATTATGACAACTGCTACAAACGACATTTCATACGCAAGGGACTTTTGCCTTAATTGCGGGCACTATCATCGCAAGGATAACTCTAGTAAACCATTTGACTGCATGTTAGGCCATGACTGTAAATGTAAGGAAAAGAACTTTTTACCAAGAAAAAATAAGGGTTCTTTTGGTTGAGTCAAATACCTATTACTAATATAGGGTGTCCACATAGTGTGGGATAAATCTTTTATTTAAGCTTAAAGGACCAAATATGAGTGTTAGATTCCAATTCAACCGCGGCACTGCAGCAGCATGGACTGCGTCAAACCTTGTTTTGACCGCCGGAGAAATGGGTGTTGAAACTGATACTGGCAAGTTCAAGGTTGGCGATGGGACAACTGCCTGGAACTCCCTTAGCTACTCTTCTGGCCCAACTGGACCTACGGGCCCTATTGGACCTACGGGCCCAACCGGGTCTACTGGCCCGACCGGACCTACTGGAGCTGCCTCTACAGTGACCGGCCCAACCGGGTCTACTGGCCCGACCGGACCTACTGGTGCCACTGGATCCACTGGTCCTACCGGGGCGGCCTCAACTGTGACAGGCCCAACCGGGGCATCCGGCGACTGGTCTACAGCGCAGACGCTTAACTCACAAAGTGGCACATCCTACACTGTTCAGTCCACGGATGTTGGGAAACTTATAGTCACAACAGGTGCTGGTTCTGGCGGTATTGTTACTGTTACGGTTAATACTGGGCTGGGGTTAGTTGCCGGCCAAAGAATAGACTTATTGCAAACGGGAACCGGCCAAATTAGCATTGCGGGTACTGCAACAGTTAATGGAACGCCAACCAAAAAGACTAGAGCACAATATAGTGCAGCCACACTTATTTGCACGGCCACTGATACCTACGTAATCGTTGGCGATTTGGCGGCTTCGTAATGCCTAGCACTGTTGGAATCGTTGCTTCGGGGGAGATGTTCCCATTTTTTACTGGAGGCACTGTTAC